TCAAAACATGTAAAGCCTTGCAAGCCATTGTGAGGCCTTATGTGTCTCAGTTTTGTCCCACCTTGTATTATGACTTGCATAGCCAATGAAGATAAAGGTGACGACAAACAGCGCAGCAGTCTTCTTTTCTTTCACACTTTCCCCAATCAGCATACATACCTTCTACCATAACTGTAGTGAATGTCTGTTATGAGCGAGAAGCGGAAGTTCGTAATTATTATCAGTACAGTGCACCACTAATTATTTTCACACTGAAAGCATTAAGGTGTGAAGAGGGTTTTTATGCTTGATTTAATTATAAAATTGCAGGAAAGTGACCTTGTATCAGCTGATGATGAGTGAGTAAAAAATGTGGGAAGATAAGTATATTTGTCATAAATGCGTGAACGATAAATATGTCATGCAGCATATAATAAAAACTGGAAATAATTTTCAGATTTGCTCTTACTGCAAAAGGAAGCGTAAAAACATCCACCTCAAATATATTCTCAAGATGATGAATGAGGTTTTTGAGTACTACTATGATATATATGAGGATATCTATGATTCCGGGCGCGGTGATAGCGCGCAGGATGTCATCTACGGAGAACTGGGCGTCGAATGGGACGTAGCTGAAGATATTTATGAATTTCTTTGTGATGAATATAATCCGCATAACGATTATGACTACATCCGGTATAATGACGGGTTTCTTTATCGGCACATAAATCACTATAGCGGAGAGCTTGCGCATACCTGGAGTAAAGCCACTGACTCCCTTATGAAAGAAACACGATATTTTAACCGTGAAGTTAATGATTTCCTAGATTCACTTTTCAGTGATATCGATAAACTAAAAAACAGAGACAGTAATTCACCGATAAAAACTCTGACTGATGAGGTTCATCTTTTTCGTGCAAGGGTTTTTGAGGACCAAGAGGAAGTAAAGCAAGCCTTGGAGCATCCCGAGAAAAATTTTGGACCTCCCCCAACAACTTTGGCTCGCTCGGGCCGTATGAACGCACAGGGGATTTCAGTATTTTACGGTGCAACCTCAGTGAATTTGGCAATTGCTGAAGTAAGGCCGCCCGTCGGCAGTATTGTAGTAACGGCCTGTTTTGTACCGTTACGCGAGCTAAAAGTGCTGGACATTTCTGCCCTTGACTCGATTAGTTTCGGCTCAGGTAGTAAATTTGATCCTCAGACTCGCAAAACCAGTGAGCGCGCGATTTTTTTCAGTACGCTTTCCCGTAAGTTGACGCTTCCTACTTTTGGAAAAAGGCAGGACAGTGATTACCTCATCACCCAAGTGGTTGCCGATTACCTAGGTGACCGAAATAAATTTAAGCTTGATGGTGTCAGCTTTAAATCTACCCAGGTAGATGCCAACGGTGAGGATGCTGAGACAGGATATAATGTCGTTCTGTTTAATAAGTCTTCCGGCGTCAGGCATGCCGCAGATAAATCTCGCCGATATAATGTTGAGATGTATGAACACATCGAAGATGACCAGTATGCTTTTGTTCCGGAAATTCAGTTGATAGTTGAGGAACAAATAAAACCGAGACATATGGGTTCATTTTCATCCTCGCATGACAAAAATGATGCACTACTGTTGAAAACCAACAGTATGACTTATCATAAAATTACTGGTGTAAAATACCAAACAAGTGAGACGGAGATTCATCAGGGAGATAGCGTTCGAAAACAAGAGCCACCTCAGAAATTCGATGACCTGATTGACTTCTGATCATCCGTTATATCAGGGTAAACTATTATTAAAGATGATGTGAGGGCAGTTAAGGAAGGAATTCACCCGGTATCGCGTTACTGGCGTCCCTTGATGCCAAGCGGGCAGATTGCTGAACAGACACGTCTGTTTGAGCGAGGAGTTGGCTTTGTAGAATGCTTCAAGAGATAAAAACGCCTTATTTACGCAACTTGCTGCGAAAGGACCATGGCTTTGCTAGCTTCGGCACAGAGCGGACTGTCAGATTAGGCTTTACTCTGTGCCATAGATATGTAAGCTCACACCAGAGCTCATACAACTTCTTGCGGCATTTCCGGCCATTCAGGATTTGCAGGATCCACACGACTGACCAGAACGCTGTAGCGTTCCCATGCCTCCAGTCGACTGCGCTCCTCATCTGTTGCCATATTCAGCCTGACAGCGCGCTCCAGCGGCAAAATCACGGATTCAGCATCTGCTAGAAGTCTGGCTTTCCGATAGCCCATTTAAAGGATAACTTCCAAAGCAGTGGCAACTAACACTATTTATATCATGAGCAAGGCTTTTCCAGTTTTCATGCTCTCAGGGCATAAAAGTATCAACTATTTCTAATCCATGCCGATACTAACAAAAATACCACCATAAAATATAATTAAGAAAATGTTAAGGATCTACATGAAAAGCTATTTAAAAGGTGTTTGGGAATACTTCGCGAGTCACATGTTGTTTATGTATCTCGGCTCAGTCTCTTTTGCATGGATTGATATCTGGTTTTTTAAAAAAATTGAACCATCAACAATTACTGCAACAGTTTCAACAATAACACTTGGACTAGCGATTTATGCATTAACAAGGGTAAATGAATGGATTAAAAACAAAAAATCAGAAAAGGCTTTCGAGAGAACTACATTGTTCATCGACAGCATGTTTCGATCAAAGGACTTAAATCATCAATGTTATCAATCACTTATTTCTATACAGCCAAGAATAAAAAGTGAGAACCCCATACTCTACAAGCATCTCACTACAAGTGGGAGGGAGTTACTTTCTGAGTCAAAAGATTTACGATTCGAATTAGTTGCAATTCGGGATAGTTTTGGTTTGTGGAAAATCAAACCTAATCATTCAGACCTTCTAAATAATCTCATCACCACCTACACTGCTCTTGTTGCACAATTTAATATCATTTATATTTTAATTGATGAATTAGAGCGTGGTGAAAGGGTAGTTTCTGAGTCATCATGGGATAGTTATATCGGAATGATGGCAAGCGCTTATTCAAATTACCATGATCAGTTCGAAATATTCAAAGGTTGTAGCTACAATGAACTTTTTAAAATCATTAAATAATAATTGTCGTGTATTGCGATCATATCACCAGCGATACCCATGACATTATGGTGACCTGCTCTCCATTGATTAACACATTGTGATGTCAGTAACGTCCGCTCCTGGCACAGAGCGGACGATATCACTGAGCTGAAGGTCCGCTGAGAGCGAGGAGCAGAAGTTATATTAAAAATTAATTAGCACGTTGATTTAATCACCATGAAGGATAATTAGGTTTTTTTCCTCTTAAAAGAGATACTTTGTCAATTATCTCAACAGAAGCAGTTCTATAATCCTCCTGCTGAAGTAGGTGAACTGCATAATCTCTCAATTCTTGCAAAGTGGAAAAGCCGTTACTTTCGATGAGTATTATAATTATCTTAATATACTTAAAGATTTGTTCAGAGGATTCGTTCGCGTTGACGTTAAGTTCGTAAAAATCTTTACCATCATGAACAAGCTTGTTTCTTACGTCAGTATATAACTCGTCATAAACTTCTAGGTTTTTCTTAAATTTGATTAGTGAGTTATTACATGTAAGTGCTGCAATGTAGGTCCTTTGCTTCCATCCTTTCCAATTTGGGTCAATATTAGCAAGACCATCAAGTGCAAAGACTAGGTTTAGAAATTGTGATTCCGCGCCAATTGAATAAAAAGATTGCCTACATGCCCTAACTACGGAGCTAACTAATTTTGAAAGTTCATTTTCAACGACTCCATCGTAGATAGAAGATAAATATTGCAACCCAGGGTAATACAAGCTGTCAACCTGAGGGCCTAGCCAATTATTACTCACAGCAAGGGGTCTTGATATTCCACTTATCTTAATTGGTTTAAGATGAGTCCTCTCACGAGGAATGATTTCTACATCATAAAATCCGTCAGAGCGTTGACCTGCAGGATTAGGGGTATATTCCATACGTGTAAATGAGCTGTGAGAAAATCTGACTAAATCAAGCGCATATTCAGCTATAGATAAACACATGTTTATAACATGGTTGTTATGATCAATGCTTGAATTAAGTTTTAATAAATCAATATATGGTAGGTCACAGTTAAACTGTATATACGAACCATCTTGCTCTGATAATCGCTTATGTGACTCTTCATCAAATTGTCTTCCGCAATAAAAAATATACTTTCCGATCTCGATGGTTTCCTGAATGAAAATCTTCTCAATCGGCACAATAACTATGCACTCCATATTTTTGTTTTTACCCTCTAATTCAGCTAATTCTAGGTTAGAGCTTCTTGATTTAGCTAACTCTATTTCTACCCACTCAAAGCATATTGAGAAGTCTTCTAGAATTTCGATACTGCTTTTTTGATAACTATCCTTGGTATATTTAAATGTAATGCCATCTCCTTCAGGATAGGCACTGGCCCAATATCCCATATCTCTTAACTTTTTTAGAGATGTTGAGATATCGTCGACTTTATTAATAAAATCCTCTTTTCGCCATAAAACATTGCCAGTGTAGTTTTCGTACGGTGGTATTAAACGAGCTTTCATATAACTTCCTTATTATCCAAGAGGATGTGACTGAAATTTTTATCAGACTTATCTACAATAATATAAATTGACATGAAAAATCTACTCAACAATTAACCGTTATGATTTGCTTGCGACGACTAAAACATGCCGATGGGTCGCATCCGCTCCTGGCACATAGCAGTCCGAGAGACAGTGGCGTAAAGTCATGGAGGATCGGTGGGAGGAGGCGCTAATCCTTTCATACAAAAAATATGTAAAATCAATAACGGCTGTAAATCATTCAATACTCGCACTATCGGAAGTTCACCAGCCAGCCGCAGCACGTTCTTGCATACGACGAGCCTGCGGTTTCATTTATCTCCGACCGGAAACATCTTATACAGTGTCGATACACCAACATCATAGATGATCGCTACCTTCTGGCGAGGAATTCCTGCTGCAATTAATCGTCCGGCCTGCTCCCATTGTTCTGGTGTAAGTTTGGGGCGACGTCCACCAATTCGTCCCTGTGCGCGAGCAGCTTCCAGTCCAGCTTTTGTTCGTTCAACAATCAGTTCACGCTCCATTTCAGCCAGGGCACCCATCACATGAAAGAAAAAGCGCCCCATTGGGGTACTGGTATCAATTGAATCCGTCAGACTACGAAATTTGATGCCTCGTTCGCGCAACTCCTCCACCAGCACGACAAGATGCCGCATACTGCGCCCCAGTCGGTCCAGTTTCCAGACCACCAGCGTGTCACCTGCCGATAATGTCCTGAGCAGCTTTTTCAGTCCTGGTCTGTCGGACTTTGTACCGCTTATCTTGTCTTCAAAAATCAGCTCACATCCTGCACAGTTCAGCGCATTACGTTGTAGATCGGTATTCTGGTCATTTGTTGATACACGTACATAGCCAATAAGCATGTTAAATCCCCCTGGTAAAAGCAGGAATGATGCCATTTGCTTGTTATTTCTTCATTTTCATAAACGTTGGTTTGGGAGAAGCGGCAAAACGAAATGTGGGCAACGGGGAAAACCAAATCCCTGATATGTCTTTCTGGACGGTTACTGGTGGCAATGGAAATTTTGTGATTCGTCAACCTGACGGGCTAATCATTCAGATGGTTACTGTAAGTATAAGCGGTCCAGTGGCGATGAATGGAATGACTGATAATGCTTATGCCATTACAGGTTCTAATAAGTCTTATATTGCCACAGCCACATTGCCCTTTGTATTTCCTAATAAGGTGCTGGGCGTTATCCCTCTGGTATCAACAACAGCTTATGGTGGTGTATCCAGTAATATTACAGGTTCATACGCGACGGCGGTTTGTTCTTTTGCCGCTGTCAGGGGGAATAATACGATTGTGTTCAAAGTCGACAAACCACTGAATGCAGCCTTTCCTTCAGATACCAGCGTCTCAGCGTTAATCATTGGACGGTAAGAATGAACTCAGTATTCTTTTCACCCGGAAGTAAAAGTTTTTATCTGCAAGAATTGTTTCCAGAATATGAGGATGCGGGAACGCTTCCTGATGATGTTATTGAAATTACCCGAGAAACATATGAGCAATTTCTTGGGCTGCATCCAGAAGGGAAAGAAATTGGCGCTGACAGTTCAGGACGGCCAGTATGGATTAATTCCCCGCCGCCTTCAAAAGAGGATGAGATGCTGGCGGCTGAAATGAAAAAGATATCTTTGGTTTCAGAAGTCAATACCTACATCAATACCCATCAGTGGCCTGGCAAAGCTGCTATTGGTCGTCTGAAAGGTTACGAGCTGGAACAATATAATTTATGGCTGGATTATCTGGACGCACTGGAACTGGTTGATACCTCCAGTGCTCCAGATATTGAATGGCCTACGCCTCCGGTAGTTCAGGCCAGATGACATCCGGCGCGGTGCTGGTATCTGTTGCAGTCACCGCGTCAATGTAATCCAGCACAGCGTTAAGCCGGGTTGTTTCTGCCTGCGTCAGCTTCCGCCCGGCCTGCAATTTCAGCTGAATCAGACTAATGGAAGCCATAGCAGCATCAATCAGTGACTGGCGCCGTACTTCTGCCGCGTCTACTGCGGCGTTATGCTGTGCCTCAGTATCGGTCACCCATTTCTCACCATCCCATTTATCGTATGACGTTAACGGGGCGATAGTGGTTGTATTTTCAGGGTAATCACCCGGAACTGTGATTTCTTTTGATTCTCCTGTTTCGGTGCTATAGACGATTTCACCGCGATAGTCTGGCACATATTCCCATGAGTTAAAATCTGCAGAACGGCAAATTGCATAACCAGCTTTATATGAGCCAGGAGCATCTAAACAGGAACATGCCGGGATACCGACACCCACAGCAAGATATTCAGTTGATGTGGAAATATATTCCCGTGTTTCACCATCATAATTATAAACGGTAATGTCTCCGGCCTTTGTGGCGATGAGTTCATTATTTAATACAGCTTTACTTATCATGCAGCCCTCACAATATAATTAAAGGCGATGTTACGGGAGCGGGTTTCAGATGCTGTGCGAACTGAGCGAGATGCGTCGAATGTCCAGTTATAAGCGCCATAACCCTCAATAATTTCGGCTTCCTTTAGACCTGTAGATAATACTTGCCCATGTTGACTAAATGGCCCTGAACTAAGTACGTCTCTAAAAAGCTGGGTACGCCCAAAAGAACCAACAATATTCTGAATTGCATCATTCTGTGCAGATAATAAGTTACGACCAGAGTCAATCCCGCGCCCATCATCCCAGCCACGAATAAATTCACCGCGTAAATCTGGTAATTTTAATGTTGGGTAAGCCTTTGCCAGATTTGGGTACTTTTCAGAAGAAAATACTGCTCCGTTACATTTTAGCCACCCCGTTGGCGGAGTGGCTGAAGGCCACGGAACAGGCACACCAACCGGTAATGCAGAGCCTTCTCCCAAACCAAGGTTTTCGAGAGCCGTTTTCATCGTGCCATCCGATTTGATATCGCCAAACGGATTTTTGCGGCTTAACAGCAGCGCACGAAGCGCGGTAAGCAACTGGTCGTGCCGCCCCTTCTCCAGGCTGGCACCGGATGCCTCCACCACGCTGCAGAGCTCTTCCTGCAACATGTCAAAGTAGTCATCATCCAGATCGGTGGCAGGCGTGCCGGTCTGGGGGTTACCACGGGTAAAACCGTTCTTACCCGCGCCGAACTTATCCTTCTGCGCGGTTTTCGTGTCTATACGATGCATGGATTACTCCGGATATTTAAAAATTACGTAGGTATGCGACGGGCAGAGTTTGTTAAGCACGCACTCGACAACGGTGTCCCCCCAGATACGCAGTGCGGAATCACAGGGATCGCCACATGTCATCCAGGTGGTGTTGGTGGCGGCTGGCATGTTGACCTGCCAGTAATACCGCCATTCCGGCGCATTCACAGCGTCAGTACAGGCCGATGAGCAGGTGAACGTGCTTTTGTCGTATCGCGTGATGGCGGCATCTGGTCTGCCCAGGGCAGCAAGCTGTGCAAGATAAAAATCCTCGTTGATGCCACCTGCCAGGTTAACCTTCGCATCCAGCCGTTGCTGACGCTGGCGAAGGGTCTGTGTCCCTGCGGGATTACATTCATCCGGCAGGCCGCACAGACGCTCCCAGCGATTTATCAGTTCGGTGGTGGTGCGCGGATCCAGCTCCCGCATCAGGGCATCCGCACGCTGATGAACACGAGTTAATGACGGTGCCGCACCGGCAATCGCCGGATCGCTGGCTGACCACGCCGGACCGGGCGGCAGCAGCGCCGACAACAGACGGATGTAATCATCGTTTGTCACGTCCATGAAATCGTCCCCAGAACTGCCAGCTCATTTTTTGCAATGGAGATATTGTCCGCTGGTGCAAGCAACTGATGGCTGTATTCCCCGTTCGCACCGGAAATCGCTTCACTGATACGCGACACCTTCAGTTCTCCCTGCGGATAACCATCACGCAGCAGGAACGAACGCAACTCGGCGGTGATGGCAGCCCGTATTTCGGGTGTGTCCGGCGTCACGCGGATATGAAAATCCACAGTATGCGCCACCGGCCTGAACACATACAAATCAGAGCCTGCCACCGGGGCCAGTGGCCCGATATGTTGTCTTGCCGCCGTTTCCGTTGATTCTTCCGGAATGGGATTAATCAGGTCACTGCCGGCAATCATCACACCGACAGTCCCCGTTCCCATCCAGTGACGGTATGTCCATGCGCGGGTAATGCCGGGCACTTCTTTAGCCCAGACGACATAGTCCCCGTCAGCCCCGCCCTGCGGCGTCCAGTAATACCGCTCAATGACGCGGGCGCGCCACGTTTCCAGATCTTCAGTATCGAATCCGCCAGTCAGGGTATCTGCCACACCGGAAGACGGCAGACCATTCACCGGCGTGACCAGGATTAATGCCGTACCGTCGTCAGCGTTACCGACCGCGCCTGCAGTTGAGCAGGCGATCGGCACGCGCAGGACTCCACCTGAGCTGGTTGCATCAGAAGTTGCCGTGTACTGAACCAGGTCATCGCGCTGAATAACACTCCCGGCGGTCACCTTCAGGCCATCGCTGACACCTTCCCAGCGCATATACCCGCTGGCAGACGTGGCCCCCTTGCGCGGACACCGTTTCATCGCAGCATGTCGCGCCAGCCAGGACTCATCGCACAGGTCAGGCAGCATGTTCATTGCCAGATAATCGATGTAACCGTAAACCGTATGCAGCGCCGCCGCATACACCTTTGCCCGCACGTCTTCATCCATGCGCCGGAGCGTGTCGCTGACGTCCAG